GCACCGATCGGTACAGAGCTTCCGGATCTTCCTGATTTGGAACTGGACGACGCAGTCACTGGTAACGAATATGTCTCCGAAGATGGTCTCACACTGAGTCCGTCGATGAGTACGAACAAGATCAAAGACTGGAGCGGAGCTACAGTCCGCGAGCTGCTCGGATCATTCGACGGCGTTCTGACATGGACGCTGATCTCAACGAATCCAGGTCAGATGAAGACTACGTTCGGCGATAAGTTCGTCACCACAGCAGATGCTACAGAAGAGCATGGCAATCAGATGAAAGTCGCGCTCGGAGCACATCTTCCGGATGAGAAGTCCTTCGTCTTCCTGATGAAGGACGGAAACGCGAAGATGGTCATCGTAGTGCCGAGAGGACAGATCACGGAAGTAGGAGATGTAGTGTTCAAGGCGGGCGAAGCTGTTGGCTGGCCGGTAACACTGTCAACTGCTCCAGATGAGAATGGCCACAACATTTACATCCTGACTGATGATGGTCAGGTGCTCACAGACAGTGAGTCTTAGTTGATTTAAGGAGGGAAATGATGAGAAGTTTTGGAAAGGATGCGCCTGAGTTCTTCAGCTTTCAGATCACAGGTGACAAAAAAGTGTACAAGATTCCACTGTCGGCATCAATGCCGTACAGCGTTCTGAAGAAAATGAAGGACGCTGCAGGCGGTGATGAACAGTTTGAAGCTCAGGTCGAGATGCTGAGGAAGTACATGGGCGACGTCGTGGACGATCTAAACACAAAGACGCTCAGTGACATCCTTCAGGCATGGGCTGGAGCATCGAACAGTCAGGGAGCAGAAGTGGGGGAATCTTAGGCCTTGTCCGTCTTATAGAGGAACATGATCGTGCTCTTGAGTACGATCTCATGACGCGGACAGGGCGAACCCTCAGCGAGTACATGGAAATGGGGGCGGCCGGCAAGGTCGCCCTCTTGTCGTTTATAGAAAACCTGACACCGGACTCAGCTCTCGCGAGAGAGCTGGATCCTAAGGATGAGTTCGGCGCCTGGTATACGACAGTGAAAACTAACGCGATCCTCGCGGATCTGTTCGATGTGTTCGTCAAGGCGAACACGAAGCAGGGCAGGAAGGCGGCGGAGTATCCGCGGCCGAAGAAGCATCGCGTGATAGGTAGGGACGCGATACCGATCTCGGAGTTCTGGGACTGGTGGAATGGAAAGAGGTAAGAGATGTCAGGTAGCGGTACAGAGGTAGCAAGGGCGTATGTCACGATAATACCTAAGTCTGACGGCACGTCTGACAATGTCATAAACTCGGTCGTGGATCCATTAAACAATGGAGTGGCCAAAGCAGGAGACGCGGCCGGGGGTCTATTCAATGCGAATCTCGGCGGGATGCTCGCCAAGTTCGCGGTGCCTGCAGCGATCATCACTGCGCTCGTCGGCATCGGCAAAGTAGGTTTTGATGCGTTTGAAGAGGTCCAGCAGGGCACATTCAACGTGATCAAGGCGACCGGAGCGACAGGAGACGCAGCGAAAGAGCTGGAAGGCGTATATAAGAACGTAGCGAGAAACGTCGTCGGCGACTTCGACGATATCGGATCTGCAGTCGGTGAGATCAATACGAGGCTCGGTCTTACAGGAGACGAGCTGGAGTATGCTTCTGAAGAGATGATGAAGTATGCCAAGATCACTGATCAGGATGCCACAAAGGCGACAAAAGACGTAGCATCGATGATGCGGAACACGGGGATCCCGACGGAAGAGCTCGCTGAAACACTCGGCAAGCTGACAGTCGCGGGACAGGTAGCCGGCATCGATGTGTCGAATCTCGCTCAGAACACGACGAAGTACAATGCCGTGATGAAGCAGCTCGGCTTTACGACTGACGAGCAGATAGCTCTCATGTCGAAGTTCGAGCAGTCAGGAGCTGACACGGCATCGATTCTGAACGCCATGAAGAAGGGCGTGGCGACCTGGGCAAAGGAAGGCAAGGACGCCAGAGAAGAGTTCACGAACTTCGTCGAAGGCGTGGCGGATGGAACCGTCACAGCCGGAGATGCCGTGGAGATCTTCGGAGCTAAAGGCGGCCTGTCTATGTATGAGGCTGCTCAGAAAGGGCAGCTGTCATTCGAGGACATGTTCAATGCTATCACGAACGCATCGGAAGAGAACCTCGACCAGGTATATGAAGATACGCTGTCTGCATCCGAGAAGATGGATCTCGCCTGGCAGAACGTGAAGCTCGCAGAGGCGGATCTCTTCGCTCCGATAGCAGTGTCGATAAGCAATGTACTATCGAACGTAGTCATCCCGGCGCTTCAGACAGGAAGCGCACAGGTGGGAAGCTTCATGGAGCAGGTCGGCGGGTATTATGATCAGTACGTCGCTCCTGTCGTGGACGCTGCCATAAATTATGTCGAGCCTGCGGTCAAGGAAGTCCAGAAGACTGTTATGTCGGGCGTAGCTTATGTCAGCGACGCATTCAATAAGGCGATGCCGGAAGTCCAGAAGCTTATCAAAGACGTCTGGCCGGACATCCAGAAGATCATACAGAACACCATGGCCATCATCAGGATGGTAGTGGTCCCGGTATGGAACTATATCAAAGGCATGATCAGCACACAGGTGAAGGTCATATTCAATGTGATCAAGGTCACATGGCCTGCGATATCGACGATAATCAAGACACAGATCAATGTCATCAAAGCAGCTGTAAGTACGCTGAAGACGATCATAAGCACAGTGCAGAACGTGTTCAACGCCGTGAAGAATGCTATCACGCATCCGATCGAGACGGCAAAGAACACGATCAGAGGCATAGTGAACACCATCAAGGGGTTCTTCAACTTCTCGGTACCGCATCCGAAGATACCGCTGCCGCACTTCAGCATATCGCCTGCAGGCTGGACGGTAGGACAGCTCTTGAAGGGCAAGATACCATCGCTGTCTGTAAAGTGGTACAGGAAGGCTGAAGAGGAGCCGTATCTCTTCAAAGACAAGGCGATCTTCGGAGCTGGCGAGCATAATGACGAGATGCTGTATGGCCGCCAGAATCTCATGAGCGACATCAAGAACGCCGTGGGAAGCGGACAGCAGCCGATCGTGCAGAACTTTGATGTGAATATATCAGGCATCTCAGACATCGGAGATGCTGCAGAAGAGTTTATAAGTATCGTTAAGAGAGATATGAGGACAGCATAATGTCTAAGACGAAAAAGCCGACAGGGCTCAAGATAACAAGGGAAGGCGTCAACTTCATTCTGACCTGGAGCAAAGGCGACAAGGACTATGGGAACGGGCAGCTGTTCCAGTATCTTTTTGACCGCGGCGGCAAAGCGGACAAGTGGAAGCCGGACCCAGCACAGAAGCTCGGGGGGAATGTGACTTCGCACAAAGAGAGCATAAAGCTGTCAGACTACTATCCGTATTCCGGAAAGCCGAAGCTCGATGCTGTAAAGATGAGAGTCAGAGGCAACCGGAAGAAGTATAAGACCGGCAGCGGGAAGAAGCAGAAAACGATCAACCCGGGATGGTCGGACTATAACGATAAAACGTTTTCAATATCAGTCCCGGCAGCTCCTGTGCTGACGGCAGAGCTCGATAGCGTGCTGACCAACAAGACGACGTTCTCCTGGGAGACAGAGACATCTACATCGGCGCATGCGATCTTCACGAACTGCTTCTACGAATCCATACGTGTGGAGAACAGCAACGCGAAAAACGGTTCTAAGATAAACTTCGACAAAAGCGATCCTACATACATCAGTGGAACCGCAACGGCGAATGACAGCCTCCCGATAGAGGAATCAGGGATGAACCTGTCAACGACGTCATATACCAGGTGGTTCCGCATCAAGGCAAGAGGACCGCACGGAGACAACTCCAGCGGCTGGGTGTATGAGAAGCACGTATACGCCAGAACGCAGCAGGCTGATATCGAAGGCGACGTCGAGGTAGAGGATAACAGCGCGAGCGGCATGGATGTATATGTCGGCTGGGATGCACCGGCGGACAATTCGAGGCCTATAGACGAGACGCAGGCACAGTATGTTATCACAGTTCCTAATGCGGATCTCGCGTGTCCTGCGGGACTCACATGGACCGATGCAGACATATCCGCAGACACGTCTGCGACAGATCATGCAGCGTTCGCCATAGACGACCAGCTGGATGAAGATGAGTGCCTGTTCGTAAGGATAAACACGAAGCACGACTCGAACATCACTTACGGCACGCCGAAGCTCTCAAAGGTAGGAGTGCTGAAAGCGCCGTCAGGGCTGTCCGTGAATACGAACAACACTACGCACAAAGCGACTATTACGGCGACGAATAACAGTACAGTGCCTGACGCATTCCTTGTAGTGACATACAGAGCAAGCTCCGGCACTAACATAGACATCGGCGTCATAGCGCACGGCCAGAGCAGCGTTACCGTGCAGGGCCCGAACTGGGATGACGAAGATGCGATCGCGTTCGGCGTGCGTGCGGTAGTCGGATCCGCGACAGCAGTCACGAGGAACGACGGCGCGGATGGCTACAACATAGTCGAGAAGATGAAGTCTGACGGAATAATATGGTCCGGAGGAAGCGTGCCGAAGGCACCTTCGAACGTGACGGCAGTTCCGACAGATAAGAAGGGAACCATCAAGGTCGGATGGGGATGTCCGTGGAGTGACGCAGACGGAGCGGAAATAGCCTGGTCTGATCATGATGACGCATGGGAGTCCACTGACGAGCCTAACACCTATGAGATACCGTCTCTGCGTCCGTCAGAGTGGAATATATCCGGACTCGAGACAGGCATGACATGGTACGTGCGTGTCCGTCTCTTCATAAAGAACGGAGACGACTATACATACGGGCCATGGAGCGATCTCGTAGCCGTGAGCCTCGCAGAAGCACCATCGGTGCCGAAGCTCACACTGTCTGCGGGAGTCATCACGCCGGATGGGTCCGTGAACGCTTACTGGGCGTACTCGTCGGAAGACGGTACACATCAGATGTACGCGGAGATCTGTGAGGTCACGATCTCGGGCGGTGTGCCGACATACGGAGACATAATAGCGCACACAGTATCGGCACAGCAGATCACGATCAAAGCGAAGGATGAGAACCATGAATGGAGTGCGAACTCCATCCACTATCTCGCCCTGAGAGTGATGTCATCCGCAGGGAAGCTCTCAGACTCGTGGAGCAATATCGTATCAGTGCAGGTCGCGCCTCAGCTCGCTGCTGTCATATCATCGACGAATCTTGCGTCGGAGACCATCACACTGGATGGAGTAAGCATCGCGGTCAAGTCGCTGAAAGCGCTGCCGCTTACCGTGACAGTATCAGGAGCTGACGAGAGCTGCGAGACCGAAGTCGCGATCGAGCGTGCGGAAGACTTCCATCTGGAGCGCCCTGATGGCCGCAACCTTGACGGCTTCGACAAAGAGACAGTGGCTCTCAAGAAAGTGCCTGGTGGCGGCACTATAGATATTGATAACGAAGATCTCATCGGCCGGCTGGATGATGAAGCGAAGTACAGGCTGGTAGTGACTATAAGAGACAACCTCGGAAGAGCTGCGGAAGCAGATCCGATCGAGTTCATAGTCAATTGGACGCACCAGGCGCTTATGCCTAAGGGCGAAGTGCAGGTCGATAAGGCGAACTACATCGCCATCATAAAGCCGATAGCGCCGGAGAATGCGGTAAGCACTGACAGGGTAGATATTTACCGTCTGTCACATGGGTATCCGGAGCTGATATATCCGGGCGCTGAGTTCGGCAAGAAGTACGTGGATCCATATCCGGCTATAGGAGATATGGGCGGCCACAGGCTCGTCTTCGTGACGAAGGACGGCGACTACAGGACAGCTGAAGCAGATGGCCATGTGCTTGCCTGGAAGGACTTCCTTGAAGAGGATGGCGACGAGCTGGACGTTCTGGTGAACATCATCAACTTCAACGGACAGCAGATAGAGCTGAGATACGACGTAGACCTCTCAGACAAGTTCGACAAGGACTACGAGGAAGTCACATACCTCGGAGGATCCGTGCAGGGATACTTCGGAAAATCTGTGAAGAGGAAGTCGGACATCAAGGCCTCGATCGTAACAGACGACGAGGACACGATCAGGACGCTGGCACTCTTGTGCGACTACTCAGGTCCGGCACACATCCGGGCGGCAGATGGCTCGTCGTACTGGGCGAACATAAACGTCCAGCGCGAGCTCGTACAGAGCACAGGGCATAAGATTTGGAAGTACACGTTCAATGCCGAGAGGTTTGATCCTCAGGGCTATGACGGTGTACTGCTGGAGGATTGGAAGTAATGGACTGGAGCAAAGGCTACATCGCTGAGTATTATATCTCGATCGTGGATCCTGCGAGCTGGCGGGATGGTGAGCGTATCGAGATCAAGAGCGGCAGCGCTTCCAGAACGGACGAAGGGCTCCGTCAGTCTGCTGACATATCCGTGAGCAGCTTCGATAGAAACAGAGAGCACTGGATAAGGGCGTGGATGAATGTTGAGCAGAATGGCTCATCGAGCCATGTTGCTCTCTTTACGGGGATAGCAAGCGCCCCGGGCAAGAGCATCGGAACGAGCTCGAACGATATACCGCTCGAGTGCTATTCCGTGCTTAAGCCTGCCGAGGACACGCTCCTCGAGCGAGGATGGTATGCACCTGCCGGGATGAGCGGCGGAGACCTTATCAGGAATCTGCTCGCCGTGACTCCCGCTCCCGTGGAAGTGGAAGACGGCTCTCCGCTCCTGGTCGACTACATAGTGGCCGAGGACAATGAAAACCATCTCACGATGGTCGACAAGATCCTGAAAGCTATCGGATGGCGCCTCAGGATAACAGGAGAAGGACGCATACTCGTGGGCCCGCAGCCGACGAAGCCGTCCTGCGTCTTCGGAGACGAGTTCGACGTCGTGAAGGGCCCAGTCGAGATGAACGACGACTGGTACAAGTGCCCGAACGTATTCCGCGCTGTGTCCGGAGGCATAGCAGCCGTCAAGAGAGATGACTCGGAAGATAGTCCGCTGTCTATAGAGAACAGAGGGCGCGAAGTGTGGATGGAAGAATCGGACTGCGATCTTAATGACAACGAGTCGCTTGAAGAATATGCGGAGAGGCGTCTTAAGGCAGAGCAGCAGACGATTCTGTCACTGTCATATAGCAGAGGGTTCAATCCGGACGTGCTTCCTACTGACATGATCAGGCTGCACTATCCGGAGTATGGCATAACAGGCATGTTTTGCGTAAGGACGAACGATATAGAGTTCAACGACACGACGACTGTATCTGAAGAGGTGGACGTATGGGCTTGAGCATAAGAGAACTTGCGAGAAGATTTGAAGAGGCGCTTCAGGAGAAGCTTAAGCCGACGGGATGCGACGATGATGGTATCGTCACAAGAATCGAAGATGGCAAGATCTGGGTGCATATCCCGGGCGGAGTTCCTGAGACGCCTGTTGACATCACGATGGCTGCCGAGGTAGGTGACACAGTGAAGATCAGGCGTGCCGGAGGCAAGGCGTGGCTGACGGGAAACAAGACGCAGCCACCGACGGGAGACAAGACCGCGCAGGCAGCGCAGCATCTCGCAATGTCGAGCGACAGGAGAGTCGCAAAGATCGAAGAAGCGATCGCAGCCGGAGACATCGGCGGAGGAACGACCATCTGGACCACAACGGCAGATCCTGTAGTTCCGAACTATACATTCAACATCTCAGACCTTCAGGGCACAGGTACTCCGAAGGTCGAGGACATCATCTTTGCGGGCGCATACAGATATGTGATCATGTCAGTCGGAAAGACTACGCTGCTGGCAGGCGACCGTGAGAGCATCAAAGGAGCTGATGGAGCGACTATCACAGGAGTGACAGAGATGTATGCTCTGAGCGCGACTACGACAGCTCCGGCGGATGCGGACTTCTCACCGAACGTGCAGACGCCGACGGAGTCGATGCCATACCTGTGGAACATGGAGCTCGTCACATATTCGACGGGTACGTCCATACCACAGTCGAAGCACATCCTGTTGACTTATACAGCAGGAGTCGAGGGCCGGGGCATAAGCGCAGTCACGGAATACTACTGCAGGAGCTCGAGCCTTATAGCTCCGGCAGACGGTGACTTTGGCACATCGGTGCCGACGCTTACAGAGACATATAGGTATCTCTGGAACTATGAGCTGATAACGTACACCGACGGAACGAGTCCGACGACGACTGATAAGCGTATCATCGGCGTCTATGGCAACAGGGGCTACGGCATCACGCAGATCACTACATACGTGAGATCGCAGCCGCTTGCCACCATCATGAGCTGGGTCGGTCTCACAAACGATACATGGGGTGGTATAACAAGCTTCAGCGGTCAGATAGGAGATACGGTCCTTATAGCGTGCCAGGTCACAGACCATGACGATGTTATCGGATACATGAGATGCGTCGTCAAGGGATACAATTCCGGGACGCAGGTCCTGACGACGGACAATCTGGACTTCATGATGGGCGAGCGCGGTGAGCAGGGCATACAGGGGCCAACAGGGCCAACAGGGCCAACGGGGCCTCCGGGAAAGACGCGAGTCACGCTGCAGAGCGCTACGGATCTCAACGACTGTCTCACGAAGGACTATGTGTACTGTACGGCATCTACAGCGGTGTGTAATTCGCTCCTGAATACGCCGTATGGCTTCCCGGCCGGAGAGCTTGAGCTCGAGGTGATATGGCTTGGATCCGACAGCTATCTGGTACAGAAGCTCACATGCAAGAACGGCGCGACAAGGAAGGTATATCTGAGGACATACTCGGCCGGAACGTTCGGCGCCTGGACTGAAGAGGGCGTGCCTTACGGCTTATGTAATACGCCTGCGGAAACTGCAGCGAAAGTCGTATCCATATCGTGCTATGACCGCGAAAGCAATCCTTATGTTGCCGTCAAGTTCACTTACGCGAACACAGCCTC